AGAGAATCATTATCTTTGCGTTTAGACAATCTATTAATAGCAATTACTAAAGGGAATTATTCCGATAGTACTTACCAATTAATGGAATCCGAAATAAAGAGAATACAGGAATCTTTATTGACAATCACTCAACCCGCAGCAGCAGTCGAGCCGAAATCAACAGAAGAAACTGATATTGTCAAAGCAATTAAACAATTTAATCAATTATTCAAAAAGTAAAAATGGAAAATTTAGACTTAATTAAAGAAATGGCTGAAAATGTGAAGGGATTCGCAGGTCAAATCGAAGATGTAAAATCATCTGTAAGCGTCGTTAAAGACGAAATGCAAAAGCAAATCGACGTAGCTTTCGCACAAAAGAAAACTGCTGCTTCTAAAGAAGTAAAATTCTTTGATGAATTAGTAGTAGAGAAAATGGAAGGTAGAATGGACGAATTAGAATCAACTTTAAAAAAAGGTGGTAAATTCCGTATCGAAATGCCTGAAGCAAAAACAATGACTATCGCAGGTAACGTAACAGGAAATCCTGTGACTACTTATGCTTTACGTCCAGCTTTGCAACCAGCTCAATTAGTTAACTTCCGTGATTTAGTACCAACTGTAAGAAGCGAAAGCGGTCTTTACACTTTCTACAAAGAAAACACAGGAGAAACTAACAACATTGCTTCTCAAACTGAAGGTGCTGCTAAAGGTCAAAATGACTACAACTTGACTGAAACTAAGATTGTAAACTCTTACATCGCAGGTTTCTCTCGTTTCTCTAAGCAAATGATGAAATCTTTACCTTTCTTGTCTCAATCTTTGCCAAGAATGTTACAAAGAGATTTTTTCAAAGCAGAGAATGCTTCTTTCTTCGGTACTGTTAGTGGTGCTGCAACTGGTAATACTACAATGGTTCAAACTGTTGACTTAAAGCAATTAGTTGAATTAATCGCAAACCAAAAAGCTGCAAACTTTAACCCTTCTTACATTTTAGTATCTCCTGCTCAACAATCAAAAATCTTGATTGACACAATCAACGCAGGTTACTATGTAGGTTCAGGTAGTGTACAAATCGGAACTGGTGGTGACATCACAATTTGGGGTGTACCTGTTATTTCTGCTACTTGGGTTACCAACGATAAAGCATTAGTTATTGATGCTGATTACATCGAGAGAGTAGAGGTAGAAGGAATTGCAATCGAATTCTCTTATGAGGATAGCGACAACTTCCAAAAGAACTTAGTAACTGCTCGTATCGAGTGTTATGAGGCAATCAACTTAATGTTGCCAGGTTCTGCTATCTATGCTACATTGAATGCATAATTCTAATGGTTAGATAAATAAATTACCCTCTACTTAAAACGTAGGGGGTTTTTTATTATAATTAATGTAAATTTGTAAAAAAGAGATTATGTCTTTCTATAATTATTTGATTGATTTTACCCTTACTAATGTAGGAACTCCAACAGAACCAGTAACACTTGCCGAAGCTAAAAACTATTGTCGTGTAACTACATCAGCAGATGATGCTTTAATTACCGACTTAATTACCGAAGCAAGAGAAGCTATTGAAAAGGCAACAGGACTTTGCATAGTTCAAAAGACAGTTAAGATATGGTTTAATAACCCAGCTAGTAATTTTAGCATTCCTTATGGACCAATAGACCCAACAACTTTTAAACTTTATGATAATGTTAATAATACAGAAATTTTAGCTATTAATTATCGTTTAGTCGGTGGGCAATATCCTAGCCTTAATTTTCCTATTTGGAATCAATTGAGGGCAGAATATACAAGTGGGTTTATAACCCTCCCTAAAGAGCTTAAAATAGCCATTTTGGACCAAATAGACTTTGACTACGAAAATAGAGGAGCAGATATAGAAAGATACGACCAATCAGGGGTATGTCAAAAGGCTTGGAGAACTTGTCAAAGATATACTAGAACTAGCCCAATATTATAATATGCAAATAGGTCAAAAAAAAGGCAGAAATGTTAATTCCTCTACGATGACTAGAAGGGCAGATTTATATGCTCCTACTATTACAAGTGATGGCGAAGGTGGTTATAATACTGCTTTTACTTTACAAGAAACTGTATGGGGAGATTTTAGACCTGCTCATAGTATTAGAACATTACTAGAAGATGAAAAGACTTTTTATCAAGATGCTAAACTTTATATTCGTTATGGAACAACTATAACAGAAGAATATCAAGTATTTGTAGAGGGTAAAACATATACAATTCAATCAATAAATGATGTTGATAATCAGCATCGTTTTTTAGAAATTAATTTTTATGGTTAATGTAGAAGCTGGATTTGGTATTAATAATCTTAATGGTCTTGGAGAAAAGATACAAAGAGCATTAATAGGTGCTTTACAAGAAGCAGCATTAAACATAGAAACTGCAGCTAAAATTGATTGTCCTGTACATATGGGTGTTTTAAGAAATTCTATACATATTGAATCTGTTAGACAAGAAGATTATTATGGTTATAAAATAGGTTCTTATTTGCCTTATGCTCCTTATGTAGAATTTGGAACAGGTACATTGGTATCTGTGCCATCTGATTATAAAGAATTTGCTTTACAATTTAAAGGTCAAAAGGAAGTTGCAGGTATGAATGCTCAACCATATTTATTACCTAATTTTGAGATGCAAGTAGAAAATTTTAAAAATAATATAGAAAAAACATTAAAAGATGTATAATCCTAATATTGACATAAAAAAATGGTTTTATACTAATTTAGTATCAGCAACAGGACTAGGTGTTTATGATGGAATTGCTCCTGTAACTGCAGGAAATGAGTACCTTATTTTAACCGATAGAACATCAAGTCAAGTACAAGGCAAAAACGGATATACAAATACATTAGTGTTTATGATAGACATTGTTACAAAAAATGCTAACTTTGGCTTTAAACGTGCTGAAACAATTAGCAATTTGATTTTAAGTGCTATAAATTCGGATACAACAATAACACTACCAACAGGATGGAAAGCATCTAGTTTAAGTGTTGGAGGTATTAGAAATTTATCGGCTTTAAATCCACTTGACAATGTATTCAGAACATTAATAACATATAATTTAACAATAACTCAAAATTAAAATAAAATGGCAGAATCTAAAGTATCAGCTAGAAGTTACTTACTATTTGCAGACGAATCCAATACTGGAACCTACAAAGTAGTAGCTTGTTTAACTTCAAACGCTATTACATCAAGTAATAACGTAATCGATGCATCTTCTAAATGTGGAGATGACTACGAACCAGGACCAAACTTTAAGCAAACAATTAAAGCAGAAGGATTTGCAATTGACCAAACAGGAGCAGAAAGTAAGGATTCTTACGATATGCTTTACTCTTTGCACGTTGCTAAAACTAAGTTTGCTATCAAAATGGGACCATCTAGCCCATCGGCTGGTAATGTAACTTATGGTGGTACTGCTACGGATTTAGTGTTTATTTCTAATTGGGACTTAACTGCTCCTGATAAAGAAGATGTGAAGTTTACTGCAACTTTTGAAGTAGTAAATCCTCCATTATCACAAGCTAGAGTAACATCATAAAAACCTAAAAACTATGTTTGAATTAAGACTGAACAACAACACAATCCATTTAAAGTGGGGGACTTGGGCTATGCGTGAGTTTTGCATAGAATACAATATTACTTTAGAAAAGTATTTTGAGATTCTTGCTACTTCACAAAAGGACATTAGCGTAATTATTAAACTTTTTTATATTGGTTACAAATCAGGTTGTATCAGTAAAAAAGAAGAAATAATTTATAAAGAAGAAGATGTCTGTGAATGGATAGATGAAATAGGTTCTATTTTTAAAGTTGATGGTCAATTGGTAGATTATTTTAAATATATCTTATCAAATACTAATATTAATGTTAGTACGACAAAAGAAACTGAGAAAAAAAAAGCCTCAAAAAGTTAACTTGGGATGATATTCTAGTTAAGGCTGCAGAATGTGGAATAAAACCAAGTGAATTTTGGGAAATGACTTGGAAAGATTATAGTATAATAGTTTTGGGAACAGAACGCAAAGAAGTAAATGATTGGGCGAGGACAAGAAACCTCGCCTATATTATATACTTAACAAATACTTCTGAAAAGCATCCTAAATCCTTAAAATCATTTTGGCATATTCCACAAATAGATGATATTGATGAGCCTGAAGAAGAACAATATTTATCAAGTGACCAACTTTTACGAACTTTGGAGTTGTACGGAATAAATTAAAATAAATGGCAAATCAAATAGCTGAATTTTTTGCACGGATATTTCTTAAAAATGAAATATCTCCAGAGTTAGATAAGATTATTGATGAATTATTATCATTAAATAAAACTATTGAAAATTCAAAACATCCTGAATTACTTGTACAAGAAAAGGCTAGAGTAGATGAATTAACACAATCATTTATACAAAATGGTGGTCAAGCCAAAGAATTATCACAAATTTTAACATATCAAGGAGCAGAAGGTGCAAGTCGGTTTAATAAGGAAGTAGAGAACCTTACCAATAGTTCATATAATAATTTTCGTGCCATAGGTCAAATGGATAGAGTTACTCGTGAATTTGCTTCAGGAGGATTAAATCAAGGTTTGAATGGGTTAACAATGTTTGGTAATTCATTAACTCGTTTAGCGGTTCAAGAAGGCGGGTTTAAAAATGCTCTAACAGGATTAGTTCAAGCATTTACTGGACCTGCTGGTATTGTATTAGCGGTATCTGCAGCAATAGGTTTTTTTGAAGAATGGCAAAAAACGCAAAAAAAAGCTGAAACTGCAACACAAAAACACGCTAAAGAAATTGAAAAAGAAAAGCAGGATATTGACCAACTTTATGAATCAACTGCAAAAGAAGCAACTCAAGTAACTTCTTTAATTGCAGTTTTAAGTAATGAAACAGAAACTAGAAATAGGAAAACAAAAGCATTAGATGAATTAAAGAAAATAAATCCTGAAATATTTAAGGGTTTAAAATTAGAAGAAGGAGTTGTTATTGGTTTAAATACTGCTTATGAAAATTATATAACAAATTTAAGTTCTGTTATTGCTTTAAAAATTAAGCAAAAAGAAATTGAAGATGTTACTGAAAAAATATTAAAAGCTCAAGGGGTAACTACAACTCAAGCTGAAAAAGATATTAAAGCTACTGGTAAGACTTTAAAAGATTCTTTAGATTTAAAGAAAACAGATTATCAATTAAGAAAAGAATCTACTGAAGCTACAATAAAAGAAAATAAAGAAAATATAATATTAAATGGTTTATTAGAAGAACGTAAAAAATTATTTAATTCTTTAAGAGAATTATCTCCACAAGTTAAAATAACTGGAGAAGGAGATGTATCTAAAGAAAAAACTAAACCAACTGATAAATCTAATTTAGGAGTTTTAAAAGCATATCAAGATTTTTATAAAGAAGATATTTATATTTATAAAGATTATGCAGATGCTATAACTAAAGAAGAAGAAAAACTTGCAATAAATAAAGCAAAAAAAGAAAAAGCTAGTGTTGATGAGATTTTAAGAATACATCAAAAAGCAAAAATAGATTTAGAAACTAATCAAAAAGTTTTAGGGCAAGAAATTGCAAAAATGCTTGATAAAGATGCTAAGGAACAACAAAAACAACAAAAAATAGATGATAAAGAATCATTAAAAGACCAAGAATATTTTGCCGAGCAACGAATAAAAAATATAGAAGGGCAATTAGATGTAGAATTAAAATTACATAAAAAAAATAGTGATTTACAAAGACAAGATTATCAAAAAGCTATGGCACAACTTGCCGTATTGGCAATGACATCTTTTAATCCTACAATTGCTCAAAAATTTATAGAAGCATTAAATAATTTAAGTTATAAAGAAGCAGGGCTTGAATCTCAAACATCACAACTTGCTAAATTAATTTCTAAAGATTTAACTGGTGCATTAGTTGGTATGTATGATGCTGTGCAGCATAATGAACCCCCATTACAAGCATTGGGTGATTATTTTGCTAAATTGGCTGAACAAATTGCAGCAGCAGCAGTTGAAGCAGCTATATTTGCTGCTATAATGGTAGCATTAGACCCAACAGGAGTAACTACATTTTTAGGAGGTGGGGCAAAAGGCGGTGGATTCCTTTCAATGTTTAAAAGTTTGATAGGTTTGCATGCTGATGGTGGTATAACAACTGGGCCATCATTGGGGGTAATTGGGGAAGCTGGTCCTGAAGCAATTATGCCATTAAGTAAATTAGGTAATGTTATAAATAATTCTTTTGATGCAGGTACAATGAAGAGCAATGATAATAGCAATAATGGTCAATTTGTTTTGAGAGGTAGCGATTTAGTTTTAGCTTTACAAAGGTCAAATGTTTCATTAAATCTTAGAAGAGGTGCATAATGTCATATACAAATCCACTATATAAAATAACTGCGGCAAGTAAATCAAATAAAATTATATATGTTTATTTGACAGATAACTCAAGTTATACTGGAAGTCCTATTGAATATCTTTCAACTAATTTATCCTTACAATATTTGCCTCAAAGTGATGATACTTTTGAACCTATTATTGCAAGTCAATTAAATCTTACAATAGATGTAACAGATAATCAAGAAAATATGCCTGACTTTACATCTTTAGATGATAGAAAATATTTAGTACAAGTTTATATTGGGTCAACAATTTATTGGACAGGATGGTCAATGAGTGATAGTGTAACAATAAGCTATACAACAGGAAGAAAAGAAGTATCATTTAATGCAATTGATGGTCTTGGAATGTTGAATAAAATATTATACCCAATTTCAACAAGTTTTTATCTTACAGGATTAGATACTTGTACAGATTATATTTTAAATTCTTTACAACAAATACAATTCCCAACTGGTTTAAATATAATTAATGGTATAAGTTATTTTGCAGATGGGATGTTAAATAGAACTGACGGAAGTGAACATACTCCTTTTAGCCAAACATTTATAAGATTAACTACATTTTTAGATGATGCTAGTGTTATAACAAATTGTTTAGATGTATTAAAACAAATATTAAGTTCTTTTGGTGCTAAAATATATCAAGCAGAAAATAAATGGTTTATTGTTACTCCAACTCAATTTGCTCAATCTTCTTATTATTATACAGAAACATTAAGTGATGGAACTTTAGTTGGTAGTGGTACAAGAACATCAACAAAACAAATACAAGCATTTACAGGTAATACAAGTGGATTATATTTTGTGGACAATAGTCAAAATAAAATATTAAAAAAAGGTTATAATAAAATAAAATATATAAAAGATATAAATTATCCATCTAATTTTATATCAAATGCAAATTTAAAAATATTTACAGGGGATACAGCTTTTGCTTGGACTACTTATGCAACAAGTGGTTCTGATTATGTTAAATTAAAAAATTATACAAATGCACCAAATAACTCTTGGGTTATAAGTGGTTATACAAATTCTGCAGGTATTATTCCATTAAATATTCCTGCAGTTAAATTTAATGATACTATTTCTTTATCTATAGATTTTACTAATATAGTCCCAAATTCAACTTTAACTAAAATTTGTTATGTAAAAATAACTTTAATAAGTGGCGGAATAAATTATTACTTAAATCATAATTCAGGTTGGACTACAATAGGAACAGATTATTATTATGTAAAATATGATGGCGGAGTATATCCTGCTGCCGCTCCTTCTTTAACAAAAACAGAAACAATAAATTTACCTCCAGCACCAATTGCAGGTCCATTATCAATAACTGTATATAATGATACCACTTGTATATCTTGGTGTGAAATATCAAATATGCAATTAAATGTTACTCAATTATTTAAACAAGTAACAACAGAATCATATATTAATAATATAGATGAATATGTTTATGCACCAAATATTTCATTAGGTTATAATTATTCGATAAGTGGAAAATATTATTATAGAGGTTTTTTATCTGATAGTTCAGGTAATATTTTAACCAATTGGTATAGAATGGAATACCCTAGTGATTATTATAATTCTTTATGTGAATTAATTATTAAACAATATTCAAATATATTAGAAAATAATATTATAAATATTGATAGTAGTATTTATGGGGTAGATAATAGTACAAGAACTTTAAGTATGGGTTGGATGTTAACTTCAACAGATACAGATACAGTTAATTCGGTTTCATCTAATAAATATTTAATTGGAAATTCTACTTTTAATTTAGTATCAAATGAAATACAGGCAACTTTATTAGATATAAATGATACAAATATTTCTACAACTTTAATAACAACTTATATAAATACTAATCCTGCTAGAGTTTTTGGAAGACAAAGGTCAGCAGGTCAAACAACAAGTATTGGTGCTATGGCTGCACCATTAACTTCTAATTTATTATGGCAAAATGGTCAATATTTCTATACAGATAGTAATGTTTCTTTAGCTTTTAATGGTGGTAATTTATATTATAAAGTTCAATCTGAAGATGTGGTTAGTACTCAAATATGGCATATTGACCCTGCTGGTAAAATTATAGGATTTGGTCCACGTTAAAATAAGTAAATTTGCAATATGAATAATGTAACTGGTAAGAATATAATGTTGTACTATCACAATCCGATTACTAATACGGATATTCCTTTTGCGTGTTCAACAAATTGTACTTTTAGTGTTCAAGTAGGGCAAAAAGAGGTTACAAGTCAAAGTTCGGCTTGGTATAAAGAATACAAAAATGATATTGCTTCGTGGACTATTTCTTGCGATGGGTTAATAACTTTAGAAAACTATGGTTATTTATATCTTTTAAATCTTCAGCAATCTAGGGCATCAATACAAGTTAAATTTGTGGTAGACAATGGTTCTTTGGGATTAGTTATAATTTCAGGTACTTGTAATTTAACAAGTTTACAAATAAATGGTCCTTGGAAAGATATAGCTACTTACGCAGTTAGTTTACAAGGCACGGGTGCTTATGGAACAACAGGTACATCGGTAACTCCAGGTGGAACTGTGATAGTTGCAGGTGGTGTAGTTTCAGATAAACAATATACGGCAGCAGGTGGCGAAACAACAATAACTTGGACGGATATGATAGGCAAGACTTGTCTTTATGTTTCAAGAGGCGGAGTAGATGTAAGGGATATATTAAGTTCAACTCCTTCGGGGGAGCAAGTGCAATGGAACTCTACAACAGGAGTGCTTACATTTGCAAGGGCTTTGGAATCAGATGAATTTATTCGTGGACTTTTACAATAATTAATATGAGCAATCAATTACAAATAACAGGTGGTGCAAAAGTAAGAAGTTTAGAAGGTGTTATAACAGGCACTAGCGGTGTACTTAGTTCAGTTCCTTATGGTGGTGCGAATGGTGTTGCTACATTGGATTCAGCAGGTAAAATACCTGTATCTCAATTACCTAATAGCGTAATGGAGTATAAAGGAACTTGGAATGTGGCTACTAATACTCCTTATTTAGTAAATGGTACTGGTAATGCAGGGGATGTTTATATGGTAACTGGTGCGGCAGTAGGAGGTACTAATCACGATTTTGGTTCAGGTAATATTCTTTTTTACAATGGCGACCAAGCAATATATGATGGTTCAGCGTGGCAAAGAGCAAGTGGTTCAAGTGGTACAGTTACTTCAGTAGCTGTTACCCCAGGTTCTGGTGTATCTGCTTTAAGTATTAGCGGTTCTCCAATAACTACTTCAGGTACAATAACAATAGATTTTGCAGGTACTAATAGCCAATATGTAACAGGTAGTGGGGGGTTAACTACATTTCCTAGTTTGACTGGTTTTGTACCTTATACTGGTGCTACAAATGATTTAAACTTAGGTACTCATAATTTATTTGCTAATAACTTATTTGATGGATTTACTAATGTAGCAGCTTCAGGAAGTCAAATAGTTTTAACGATTGCTTCAACTCCTTCTTATACTATAACAGGTTCAGGAGGACAAACAATTAAATTGCCAGATGCAACAACTTTGCCTAATGGTGCGATATTTTCTTTTAACAATAACCAAAGTAGTGGTGCAATAACTATAAACAATAACTCTAATACTTTAGTAGTTTCAGTTCCTTCAGGTGGATTTGCAGAAGTAGTTTTATTAGATAATTCTATTGCAGCAGGTTCTTGGGATAGGCATTTTAAAGCACCTTCAAATGTAAGTTGGTCAACTAATACTTTAGATTATGCAGGTTCAATAACAAGTGCTACTTGGAATGGAAATGTAGTGGCAATAAATAGAGGTGGCACAGGTTCATCAACTCAAAACTTTGTTGATTTAACTACAACTCAAACAATAGGAGGAGCAAAGACATTTACTTCTGCTTTGACTGCAAGTAGTTTAATAAAATCAGGCGGTACTTCTAGTCAGTTTTTAAAGGCTGACGGAAGCGTTGATTCTAGTTCTTATATTACTTTAACTTCTTTAAGTTTTGCTGCTGGTTCAGGTGCATATAATAACACAACAGGGGTAATAACGATACCTACTAATAATAATCAAATAACAAACGGAGCAAACTATATTACTTTAGGTTCTTTGAGTGCAGGCACAGGAATAAGTTATAGCAATACAACAGGTGTTATAACATCAACAATAACTCAATATACAAATGCTTTAGCTATTGCTGCACCTTTAACTGGGTATGTAAGCGGAGCAGGGGTAATAAGTGCAACAGATTCTATATTAAGTGCAATACAAAAACTTAATGGAAATATTGGTGCGTTAACAACAGGTGTTTCTAGTGTATTTGGTAGAACAGGTGCTGTTGTAGCAACTGAAGGAGATTATTCTTTGACTTTACTTTCAGATGTAACAATAACAACTCCTGCAAGTGGGCAAGTATTAAGATATAATGGTACAACTTGGGTTAACTCTACAGAAAGTTATGTAGGTACGGTTACTTCAGTAGCAGCTTTAACATTAGGTACAACAGGAACAGATTTAAGTTCAAGCGTAGCAAATGGGACTACAACTCCAGTAATAACTTTAAATGTTCCTACGGCAAGTGCAACAAATAGAGGTGCATTAAGTTCAGCAGATTGGTCAACATTTAACGGCAAAGAAAGTGTTTTAACATTTTCTAGTCCTTTAGTAAGAACTACAAATACAATATCTATTCCTGTTGCAACAACTTCAGTAAATGGATATTTAAGTTCTACCGATTGGACAACTTTTAACAATAAATTAAGCACATCAACGGCTGCTTCAACTTATGTTCCATATACAGGAGCAACTGCAAATGCAAATTTAGGAATATATCAAATTATTTCTAATGGTGGAGATTTTAGAGCACAAGGTTCTAATAATCCAATTGGTCTTGTATTAAGTTCAGATTATACAATAGCATCTAATCCAAAAACTATTTATACTTCTTATGGTCAGTCAGCAATATTAGGTGGACACGAATTTAGAAGTGTTAATGGAAGTGGTACAGGTTCAATTACATCATTTTATTTAGACCCAACTGGAGAAGCTAGATTTTATTATCTTTTGTATGGAACAAGTGCAAATTTTTCAAGTACTGTTGTTGGAAATTCATTTCAAACTAATACAACAGGCTATTATTCACAATTTGATTATTCAGGTGGCACAAGAGTTATTCAAAATACACCTTCTACTGAAACATCTGATAGTATGACATTTGTCATTAATGGTGGTTCGACAAGTACAACAGGAAATGCTTTTATATTTAAAACACAAACAGGCAATACAACACCTGCAGCAGTTTTAACAATTGCAAAGTCAGGTGCTGCTACATTTACTCAAAATATTACTTTAAGTAATGGTTCTTTGACTATTAGTAGAACAGATGGTAATGCACAATTATATTTTCGTAATAATGGTGTAGGAGATTGGGATTTAGGTACACAAGTTGGAGATGCAACTCAAAATTTTGCTCTTTATAATAGAGGTACTTCAACACAAGCATTTTATATAAATAAAAGTAATAACGGGGCTTTTTTTTATGGAACAATATCAGCATCAAATTTAAGTGGTACAAACACAGGAGACCAAACATTAGCAGGTTTAGGTGGCGTACCATATACAGGAGCAACAACAGATGTTAATTTAGGTAGTCGTGCATTATTAGCAGGTAATATATTGGCTAGTGGGTCTCTTTCTGCTAGTCTTTCAAGTGCAACAGGCGGAGTTTTAAATATAACTAATACAGGTGCAGGAAGGATTGCTGATTTTCAAAATTCAGGAGCATTAGTTGCTTATATAACTAATGCAGGAAGCATTTATGGTTCTTCATTTGTAAAAAGTGGTGGAAGCTCTAGTCAGTTCTTAAAAGCTGATGGTAGTGTAGATTCTACAACTTATTTATCTTCAACAACTACAGTTTTTTCATCAAATATTTATATACAAAGTTCATCTAACCCAACTCAATTATTGGTTAAGGGTACTAATACTGAATTTTGGGTAGATTCTCAATATGGTGGTGGTACTGCAAGAGCATTTATAAATAGAAATACTACGAGCAATCAAGCAACATTAATGTTTACTACAGGAGTTGCAATAACTAATGGAACTGCTTGGGCAGGTTCAGTTGATTGGTCTATGGGTATGACAAATGATGCTACCAATAATTTTTATATAGGATATGGAGATATTTATAGTGCAGGTAATAGAAAATTAACCATAGCCTCAACAGGAGCAGCTACATTCTCTAGTACTATTGGTGCGGGTGGAACAATAACAATACCAAGCAATGCAAATGGAACAAGTGGTTATAAAATAAATTATACAAGTGCTGATGCTGCATCAAGAAGTTGGATAATAGGAAATGATAATACAGCCTATGGTGATTTTTATATTGGGCAATCAACAACTCAATCTGGTTCTAGTTATAGTACTAAATTATATATTAGTGCATCAGGTAATGTAGGTATAGGAACAAGTAGTCCTTCATCAAGACTTAGTGTTCAATGGGATAAATCAACTGCATTTTCAGGGTTAGGTATTTATGATTCACAAGCATATAACGTATCTAATCACGGAGGAACTGTAACATTTGGTGGCACATATAATTCAGGAGGTAGTATTACAGAATGGTCAGCTATTGGTGGAATGAAATCAAATACAACTGATGGTGATTATTCAGGTGATTTAACATTCTACACAAGACCTAACGGTAGTGGGATGACCGAAAGAATGCGTATTACAAGTGGGGGTAATGTAGGTATAGGAGTTGCACCTAGTAGTAGAAGACTTAGTGTTGAAAGTTCAACTACTCCTTTCTTTTTACATAATACCACCAACTCAAGTGGTTCTTATTTAAATATTTGGCAATTAGGTGGTAGTAGTACAGATAATACTTCAAGTTATTATATCTATTGTGATACTGATTATGTTGGTGTAAGAATGGTTGTTTATGGTAATGGTAATCTTGCTAATGTAAATAATAGCTATGGTGCATATTCTGATATTAAATTAAAAGAAAATATTACAAATGCAACACCTAAACTTGAAGATTTATTAAAAGTTAAAATTAGAAACTTTAATTTAAAAGGTAGTGATATAAAACAAATTGGTGTTGTTGCTCAAGAATTAGAAGAAGTATTTCCATCAATGATTGAAGAAAGTAACGATACAATCAAAGATGAAAATGGTAAATATATAGAAACAGGAGAAAAAACAAAATCGGTTAAATATTCAGTATTTGTACCAATGCTAATAAAGGCAATGCAAGAACAACAATCATTAATAACATCATTACAAGAGCAGATAAACGAATTAAAAAATAAATAATGAAAACAATATCTCCAGTATTAATTTGGCAAAATGGACAAAATGTTCAAGCCATATATTTAAAGGCAGAAGTACAAGCTGACAACCTTATTGACTATGCATCTTTTGCTTATATGCTTTTAGATGCTGACTTTATAAATGTAAATAATGGTTTAGTAGGAATATCAGGTCAAGATTATATTGCTTATCAAACTAATCAATATGCTTGGGATTATATAGCAACTTCTTTAAACTTAACTATTACAGGAGATTATATCCCACCTGCACCAATAGTAGAGGAAGTAGTTGAATCAAATCCAAGTATTGTAGAAACTGCAACAGTTACGGAAGTACCAAATGTATCTGAATAATACTTATATTTGTAAAAAATCAATATTATGATAACAATCAACGAACAACAACTAAAAGATTTAGAAGCATTTATTAACACTATCCCAACTGCTTATGGTTTGCCATTAGTTCAGTTTCTAGGAAAATTAAATGCAGAACAAAATCCTCCAGTAGAGGAAGCAAAAGAAGTATAATGGTAAACAATAGCGGTCAAGCAGATTTCGGAGTAGTCCTTAGTGTTACAAGTGCTGCAATCAGCATTACGAATGTTCAGCCGATAGTTACTATGTTAGCTAGTTTGGTCGCTATTGTTTCTGGACTTTTTGCAATTCGATATTATTATAAGGCAGCTAAAAAGTTTAAGTAATGAAAGACATTGTAATTACTTTAGTGATTGCAGTTATTCTTATTTTCATCTTCAAGGGAAGGTATAATGGAAATGAGCCTACAATAGTAACGCATACCGATACTATTTATAAGCACGACATAACAAAGAAATATATAAAGGGGGATTCTATCCCTTTTGTCGTTTTAGGTATTGATACAACCATTTTACACGATACTGTACGTATTGTTTTAGATTATGCGTACGTACGAGCTTATTCGGACACTATAAAGGTGGATTCTAGCACTTTCATCATAAACGATACAATTAGTCAAAACAAGATAAAAAATCGTGGATTTTACGCTGACATAAGTCAAAAAACGATAAAAGTGGAAACTATCAGGACAATACCATCCAAAAATGAGCTTTTTTGGGGTGTATTAGCCGATTTAAGGACATTTGACAATAAAGTGGGGATAGGTGTTGGCTTAGGGTTTAAGACGGCTAAAAAGGGCTTATTTACAATATCTGCTACTACTAATCAATATTCAATAGGATACTATGCAAAATTTTAAAGATTTTATTCTAAGTACTTTAAGTGATGAAAGAGGTTCTATAAGCCATAAAAGGATAATTGCAACCATTGGTGCTTTTATTTTATTTGGCACTTTCTTATTTACTAAAAGTTCTGAATTGGCAAATTTGGTTTTTTATTTGATATGTGCTTGTATGGGTTTTGCTACTATAGATAAGTTTACCAAATAATGGAAGAAGAACAAATATTAAAAATAGGATTTACGTTATGGGTTGTCCTAATTATATACTTTGTAATTGTAACTATATGATAAGTCCTAAATCGGTTGATTTAATTATAAACTTTGAGGTTGGTGGTCGTGCTTATTATGAAAAGGCATTACAAAAACCTAGTTGGCCAGGTGGTCAAAGCGGAGTAACTATTGGTTTAGGATATGATTTAGGTTATAATACAGAAAAGCAATTCTTTCAAGATTGGGGTAATCAATTAATACCTAACTTTTTAGACCCATTAAAAAAAGTAATTGGATTAAAAGGCGAACAGGCTAAATTAATGTTAAGAGGCGAAATTTTGCAGGTAAAAGTTCCATATAATGCAGCTTATGAAGTATTTGTTAAATGTTCCGTTCCTAGATATTATGCTTTAACTAAGGCAATATATCCTACAATGGAAGCATTAAATAAGGATACTCAAGGTGCTTTGGTTTCAATGGTATATAACAGAGGCAATAAATTGGAAGGAGATTCAAGGGCAGAAATGAAAGCCATTGTTGATTTGGTTGCTAAACAGGATTACGAAGGAATAGCAGAAGAAATTGAAAAAAGCAAAAGACTTTGGGAAAGTAAAGGATTGGACGGATTAGTGAAAAGAAGGGAAGCAGAGGCAGATTTGATAAGGGAATCAATAGCATAACAAAAACCTAAAATATGGCAACTCCAAAAACGCTTCAAACCAAGCGTAGAAGACTATTTTTCGACATCGAAACAAGTCCCAACATCGGTTTGTTTTGGGAGGCAGGATACAAAAAGAACATTGATTACTCAAACATTATTCAAGAACGTGCAATAATTTGCATATGTTATAAATGGGAAGATGAAAAAGAAGTTTATGCCCTTCAATGGGATTCTAAGCAAAATGATAAAGCAATGCTCCTTAAATTTATTGAGGTGGCAAATCTATCCAATGAAATGGTTGGACACAATGGCGACAAATTTGACTTGGCTTGGATTAGAACAAGATGTTTATTTCATCACATACCAATGTTTCCAAAATATCTAACGATTGATACTCTTAAAGTAGCAAGACAAAAGTTTAGATTTAATTCAAATAGACTTAATTACATAGCCGATTTCTTAGGCTTAGGTCAAAAGATTAAGACCGAATATTCACTTTGGAAAGACATTCTTTTACACAAGGATAAGATTGCAATGGAAAAGATGATTAAATATTGCAAAAAAGATGTTGTTTTGCTAGAGAAAGTATTTTGTGAATTAAAGAATCATATTGAACCTAAAACGCATTATGGAGTAGTTTTTGGAGAAGATAGAGGCACTTGTCCTGAATGTGGAAGTGATGATTTAATTCGTAATAACAAAGTAGTTACTGCAACAGGATTAACAAGGATACAATATAAATGCCAAACGTGCCATAAGTATCATTCAAAAACCGATAAATAATGAAAATGCCAAAAAATTGGAATAAACTTAACTTAGCTGAACAGGAAAGTTGGTTAGTTAAAAAGTATCAAGAAATGATTAGCGAAGTGGAATCAGTAAGTAAAATGTTAGCCAAGATAAGAGGTGGCAACAGAATTGTAGTAAAGGAAATTGAAAGACCTGATGAAGCCTTACTGAAAGCGTGAGAATCAAAATTATATACAAGAAACTAGGGAAAGAAAAAGTGCACGGAATTGCGTGGAGTGATGGCAATATAGAGATTGACCCACGATTAAAAGGCAAGAAACATCTTGAAATATTGATTCACGAAATAATGCATTTACTTAATCCAAAGGATAGCGAAGAAGCTATTGTAAGGAAATCTATAACTTTGACTAAGATTCTGTGGGCTGAAAATTATCGTAGAATGGATAATACAAACGATGAGCCATTACAGGACGGGTCAATTTAGGTTGTTTTTTTCTTGTTCATAGGTTCTGGGCATCCGAAAGGGTGTCCAGTTTTGGTTTAAAAGGTTTATATTTGAACCTAGATATACTAATGGTTTCGGAGGCTTGTTTTTACTTGCCTCCTTTTTTTTTGACACATATTGTTATAACATAAGTCAAGTTATAACATTACTGACTTATGTTTTTTGTCAAGTTCTTACTTTACTTTATCCCTTATAAGTAACATAACAATACCTATATGTTACTTTAATGACACATTATAGTACGAACAAGTGTAACATTGACACACTTATAAGCATGAAATTATAATTTAGGTACAACAAGAATTTATAATGTTCACGAATCCGTGAAAGGTTTAAAAATGTGAACACTTGCGTAGTATGACTACTAACAATTAACAAATTTTGTCACAATTATTTGAAAATCTGTGACATATATACCCTAATTATGTTACAACATTTTACATATTATACCCTAACTATTTAACATATTGTGTAAAATATGCATGAATAATTTGGAAAAATTCATGCAAATGTTACCAATTTGGTTACAATGTTCCAATATAGA